ACGTGAGACTGGGGCGGTTGCAGGAAGTCGGGGACGAACAAGCGGAAAAAGAAGGGTGCTTTGGATACCGCACGGAGGGCAAGTTCGTTGTGTCACCCACGCTGCATTTTATGGAGACGTGGGATGCCACAATCAAGAAGGGCGACATTGACAAGTATGGGTGGAAAGCGAATCCTTGGGTGTGGGTGATAGGGTTCGAAGTAATGGAAGTGGAGTAGATGATTGATGAAAGGGGAGTGCGTCAAGTGAAATGTCGTAACCGTTCGTGCAAATGCAGAACATGTTTGAAAAACAACGCGGGCTCCCCTTGCGGGTGCGGTCAGTGCAAGGGAAAGCGGAAGAAATGTAGGAATTACGAGGGGTACAAACAAGTGACGCTCTTCCCGGTACCGTCATCCAGGATGAAATACAAGGCCGCGCCCCGCGTGTCATGGGAAGAATACGGGCTTGGCAAAGCGCGACAGAAAGAACTGTGCGTAATGTGCCAGTCCGGGAAATATGACGATATCGTAAGGCGGGTTGCGAAAAAGACGAATGAAGAAATAAGCGAGTACATCGTTAAGTCGGTCACGAAGGATAAAAGTTACGACCGACTGGAATTTGACGGCGAACTGGGAAGGATATGCGTGGGAAAGACGGATTTCTATGGGTATCGGAGATATTTCTACCATTTGCTCGACGAAGGGGTGAAGGAGTTGGAGAAAATGAGTGATAATGTAAGATGGCTTACGACATGTCCGGCAACGGACGGTAACTTTAAGTATCGATTGCAAGCTGCAAATGACAACGAAATCAGAGAAGCAATCACGATAATGGAGGGGGCAGAGGGGAACGTTTCGCGAATTTCGGCTTGTTCGAGGGAATTGAAGAAAAGGGAGAGGGGGATGTCTGGAAAGAGAAAATGATTAAGGGTTGAAAATGGTACAAATTTTATGCGAACCCGTATTACAATGTCGTTAGGAGAGTTATGAATTTGAGCAAATAGAGGTGATAGAAAGTGGCACATGCCGGTGGACGGCCTCCGAAATACAAGAATGTGGAGGAAATAGAAGAAAAAATTGAACAATACTTTGCAATCTGCGAGGGTGAGCCACTTCTTGATGATGAAGGAAATCAGGTAATCAATAAATATGGATGCCCTTGCTGGATAAAAGCACCAAAACCGCCGACTGTGACGGGATTAGCGTTGGCATTGGGATTTACGACAAGGCTTTCCTTGTTGAATTATCAGGGAAAGAAAGAGTTTATGAACACGATTACGCGCGCGAAGACCAAAATCGAGGAATACGCCGAGAGCCGCCTATTTGACCGGGACGGATCCAACGGCGCACAGTTCAGCCTACGGAACAACTTCAAGGGATGGAATATCGACAACGAACAGAAACTTGAAATCGAACTCCTGAAGCTGGAAAGCCAGGTCAAGGACAGCCAGCCGGAGGAAGAAGCAGAGGATAATTTCATGGACGCTCTGAACGGAACGGCGGCGGAAGTGTGGGAGGAAAGTGAGGTAGAGGAAGAATGATTATGGATACAAAAGACGCACACAAGGTAATTGAAAACCTGCAAACAAGACCATATATTTGTTCTGAAAATACAATAGAACTGGATAACGGCTATGTGATTGCAAAGAAAGAATATTTTAATGAATGCCGGGAGGCAAGGGAAAGGCAGAGGGCAAAGAAACCAAATGGCAGATATAAGACAAGGCATATGTGGGATGGAGCGTATTGCCCAATGTGTAGATGCGGTATAACTGCACGCTGGAATTTCTGTCAAAGTTGCGGACAAGCCATAGATTGGAGCGAAACAGTTTGAGCGACATTAACACCCGGATAGAAAACATCCGAAAAGGCATAACAAAACGTGCTTCCGCCATGAAGGCAAAGGTACAGAAGCAGGGCTTCCAGTTCGAGCCATTTTCCACCAAGCAGAAGAAAGTCCTTACATGGTGGTGTCCTGCAAGCCCGGTCAAAGATATGGACGGCATCATAGCAGACGGGGCAATACGAAGCGGAAAGACTCTCTCAATGTCGCTGTCATATGTGCTGTGGGCTATGAACAGCTTCAATCAGCAGAATTTCGGTATGGCTGGTAAGACAATCGGCTCATTCCGAAGAAATGTCCTCTTTTGGCTGAAACTGATGCTTGCGAGTAGAAAGTATACAGTGATAGACAAGAGAAGCGACAATCTGCTGATAGTATCAAAGGGAGATGTGACAAATTACTTTTATCTGTTTGGTGGGAAGGATGAACGGTCACAGGACTTGATACAGGGTATCACATTAGCCGGAATGTTCTTTGATGAAGTGGCGCTTATGCCGGAATCTTTTGTCAATCAGGCAACGGGACGGTGTTCGGTGGACGGTTCAAAGTATTGGTTTAACTGTAACCCGGACAGCCCCCGACACTGGTTCAATCAGAATTGGATTATAAAAGCCCAAAAGGGCGAAAAGAAACTGCTGTATCTGCACTTCATCATGGACGACAATCTATCTCTGTCGGAGCGGATTAAGGCACGATACCGGGGAATGTATGTGGGAGTTTTCTTCAAGCGGTATATCCTGGGGCTGTGGTGCGTGGCAGAGGGGCTTGTCTACTCCATGTTTGACGAGGACAAGCACGTCAAAGACAAGCACATGACCGGGGGAAAAGAATGGGTTGTGTCCGTGGACTATGGAACTGTAAACCCGTTTGCCGCCGGGCTGTGGGCGTTTGATGGAAAACGGGCGCAAAAGGAATCTGAATACTACTATGACAGCAAAGAAACGGGAATCCGGCGAGATGATGAAACGCATTATCAGGAAATATGCAAGCTGATAGGAGATAAAAAGGTATCATTCATTATCGTTGACCCGTCCGCAGCTTCGTTTATCGAAACAATCAAGAAGCATAGTAAGTACATTGCCAAGGGTGCAGAAAATGACGTATTGGACGGAATACGGGTGCAGACCACATTCCTAAACAGAGGGATAATCAGCTATCATGAGGATTGCGAAGCGACCATAAATGAGTATGGGTTGTATTCCTGGGATATGGAAAGTCCAGAGGATGCTGTTATAAAGGAGTTCGACCACTGCATGGATAGTGACAGATATTTTTGCTATACATTCCTGCGGCGGCGGTTGAGGTGGAAATATTAAATTTTGATAGAAAGGATTATGCAACGTGGACAGCAAAGGAAGCAAAAGAAAGAGCGGAGGTTGCAGATGCTCTAAAGGAACTACGGCAGGTGCAGGAGTTGGAAGAATATAACGGTTAGGAGATGAGGAAATGAAAAAGAAAATGAATCGCATATTTCGTGAACACTGGAACTGTATACCTTGGTTTTTAACTGGAATTTCTATTATGGCTGGAGGGGAGATTAAAAAGTATCACTTCTTCCTTACATGGCTTGCAATACTGGTTTTAATCTGGCTTAGATTGCCGCTTGATGATAGGTGATAAATAATGGGTTTAATCGCATGGTTTAAGGAGAAGATAAGAATGTTATTTAAAACGGACGCTGAAAAGGCTTTCGGTGTGGAAACGTACCTGTCGCCGGAAATGGACGCTGCCATTAAGCTGTGGCAGCAGCTGGAGAGTGGCAAGCCGCCGTGGGTAAAGGGCGATACCCGGACTATACGCTTTTCAAATACCGTTGCACGGGAACTGTCCAAGCTGATTACACAGAACATTGACATTAAGGTGCAGTCAAAGTATGGAACTGGGGAAACCGCCAAGAGAATCCAGAAAGCCATTGATGACCATTTCCTGAAAAATGCCCAGCGGATTATGCAAGATGTGATTATGTTGGGCGGCTCTATGGCGAAATGGAACGGGAAAGGCATGGACTACATACCGCCGGACAGATTCCTTGTGACTGAATTTGACAGCAATGGGGAAGTGACCGGGGCGATATTTTTCTCATACTACCAGAAAGAAAAGAAATTCTATACACGAGCAGAATGGCACAGGTTTGAAGATGGCACGCGCCGGGACGAAGCAGGGAATAATGTGGCGGTCAGAGCGTACAGAGTTTCCAATAAAGCGTTTGTTTCTGATAATCAAGATGAAATCGGCCGGCCGACAGACCTAAAAAATACAAAGTGGGCGGACATTGTGCCGGAGTTTACAGCAGAAAACCTTGAAAAGCCTTTATTTGTGTACATCAAGAACCCATACAGCAACACTATAGACCCGGACAGCCCATTGGGAGTATCGTGCTTTTCGGAGTGCATAGAGGAGCTGCGCTGGCTGGATATTGCAATGTCCACGCTGGGGGTGGAAACAGAGGATTCCGAGCCGAAAATGATTGTCGGTCAGTCCGCTATACAGTATGCAGAAGCAAATGGAATTGAACTTCCGAGAATGGTTCTCAAGACTGGACTGGACGATATGACGGACAAGCCATTTGAGCAGTGGCAGCCGACGCTCCAAGTTGCAAGCCGGACAGACGGAATAAATTTCCTTCTCTCTATTATTTCTTACAAGACCGGGTTTGACCCTGGTTATTTTGTATTTAATGGCCAGACAATATCCGTTGCCACTGCCACCCAGGTAGAGGCCACAGAGCGGCGGACAATCAACACCGTTGGAGATTACCGGGACATTCTATCATGCCCTGACAGCAACGGAGACGGCCGTATAGGGGCGATTCATGATATAGCCTATATAATGGACGCTATGGCTGTTATCAACGGGGAATCGGCTCCTAGTGAGTTTGGGAACTATGAAATATATGCTGACTTTGCAGACCTCACGAGAAATGCGGAGGAAGATAGGTCAAGGGCGTTACTGCTGACGGATAAGGGATTTTATCCTAAGTGGTATTATCTAGTGCACAACGAAGGGTTTACGGAGGAAGCGGCGCGGGCTATTGTGGCAGAAGCCAAGAGCGAGAATGAACCGCAGGAAAGTGGACTATTTGGAGCAGAGTGAGTAAATGACAACATTTAAAAAAGGCGATATTGTAATCTGTAAAAAGCATGAAATTTCACAAAAACTTGTATGTGACGCAAACGGAATAAGGATTGAAAATTATATTGACGATTATTTTTTCAATCGTGAAGCTGTTATTGAGTATACATACAAGGAGTGCATGGAAGAACATTTCAGAAATGATATACACGAAGGATTTGAAGATAAGGACGAGTATAACATAAGATTTTTGGACGATAACACAACCCTTGCATGGGTAGAAGCAGATGAACTTGTGCTAAAAGTCCCTATGGATAACTTAATAAATCTTATCCAAAGCGCAAGAAAGAATGAGCCGCAAGAGGGATTGTTTGGGGAGGAATAGGGTCGGCGGCTATGCCATTAACGCAGGACTTAGCACAGCCTTTGTTAGTTCCGCGCGATTACAGAAATATAAAGGTTGCAGAGGGAATGACTATCACTATTGACTTAGAAGATTTGAAAAAGCAATTAGTTGAAAGTCATTATAAGCAAATTGGATTATGGGGCGTGATTTTATGAGAATCAGACAGCACATAGGGAATGTTGATATACAACTGAATACTGATAGGATTGACCGCAATATCCGTACTGCCCAGCGTGCGCTTAACATGCAAATTGTCGCTGACTGTGATCCTCTGATACCATTTCAGCAGGGGGCATTACGAAACAGCGTAAACTATCCGCAGGGGATATATGGCGGTGAGATTGAGTATAACACGCCTTATGCACATTATCAGTACGAGGGTATCGTATACGGTCCGAATATCCCTATACGTGACGCAGAGGGCGATATAACAGGCTGGTACTCGCCGCCAAAGAAGAACCCGACCGGGCGGCCTCTTACATACCACACGGCAGGAACGGGCGACCATTGGTTTGAAAAGGCAAAGCAGCAGAACAAAGACGAATGGGTACGGCTTGTTAAACAGACTGCCGGCAGAGGTTAAAATGGTACAACTGAATCTGCAATTTATATTAAAATTAAAGTGTGAGGATATCCCGACGGGGAGAAATCGGTAATTCCTAACCGTTTCCTCACGCTTTAACTATTTAGGAGCATTGCAGAAAGGAAGTGCAATATGGAAAGAATTTTAGACGCTTGTTGCGGTTCAAGAATGTTTTGGTTTGATAAAGAAAATCCAGATGTTGTATTTTCGGATAACAGAGAATTGGAAACGAACTTGTGTGATGGCCGGAAATTGATTATCAAGCCAGATGTGAAAATGGACTTTAGAAATATGCCGTTTGACGATGAATCTTTCAAAATGGTTGTCTTTGACCCTCCGCATTTACTCCACGCTGGGAAAAATTCGTGGTTGGCCAAAAAGTATGGCGTTCTTCCTGCTGATTGGAAACCATACATAAGGGCAGGATTTAAGGAGTGCATGAGGGTGCTAAAAACAGATGGAGTATTGATTTTTAAGTGGAATGAGGAACAAATAAAGACTTCTGAAATATTGGCCAACATTGATTTTAAGCCGTTGTTTGGAGATAAGCGGTCAAAAACCCGTTGGCTTGTGTTTATGAAATGAATGGATAGATTTAGTCAAGAGGACAGCAGGAAAGGAGTAGGGAAATGAGAAATGATAATAAAACATATTTGATAATGTGCTTAAATAATGCAGTAGCATTGATTTGTTTTACCATATTGTCGGTAGTATTCGGAAAGTGGTGGATTGTGCTTTTTTCAATTTTATTTCTTGATTATTTCAGAAAAGATAAAAAGGATAAAAGCTGATGCTTCCGCCGAAATACTTTGACCATAAAGAGGATAGATTGCTTGAACTCTACCGACAACTTGAGAACTTTATCCTAAAAGACATCACGCGCCGCCTACTCTCCGCCGGGGAAATGACCGCAACCGCCGACCGCCTGATTTGGAAACTAAAGCAGGTGGGAGAAAGCAAAGCGGCGATTGAGAAGAAATTGAGGACTTTGACGGGACTGACGCAGAAAGAGTTGCGTTCGCTCCTGCAAGACGCCGTTCTGACCTCTTGGGAGGACGATAGAGCCACGTTAGGGAAGTTAGACATAGAATTATCCAATCCGCTCAAAAATGCCGCTGTAATCCGCGTAATGGACGCTGAATTTAAAAAGAGTTTGGGAGAACTGACAAACCTCACACGCACAACCATGAAGCAATCACAGATTGACCTTATCAATATGCTTGATGAAGCTGATTTGCGAGTAGCGGCAGGTGTGCAAAGCTATTCAGCGGCGGTGTGTGATATTCTTGATAGATATGCTGGACGGGGAATCTATGTGGACTATCCGAGCGGAACAAGGCGTACGTTGGAAGCGGCGGTTA